GCCAAAGAGCGCACCAAGCTGGATGCCGACCTCAAAGTTGTCAATGATGCCAAGCTCGAAATCGCCTGCTTCGAGATTGCACAAGAGCAAGGCATTAAACCCGAAGACCTAAAGGAAGCCGCTCTCGAGCTTGGCCTGAAGACCGAGGAGCAAATCAAGGCGCAGGCCAAGTGGATGAGCAAGGGCGAAACTGAAGGCAAAGAGCCACCCAAAGCACCGCCAAAAAAGCCTGACTCTGGTAGAACAACGGGGGCTGCGGAAAAAACCGACCAACAAAAACTCGACGAAAGATACCCGACAATGAAGAAATAACAAGGAGGTCATACACAAATGACTACTGCTTTAACAAGCACCTATCTGACCCTTTTGGACTATGCCAAAAGGGAAGCACCCGGCGGCGGCATAGGCGACATTATAGAAGTCCTTGCTGCCTCGAACCCCATCATAGCCGATGCGAATGTAATGGAGGGCAACCTGGTCACGGGACACAGGAGCATCCAGAGGACGACTCAGCCGACTGGAACGTGGAGGCTGCTTAACTACGGTGTAGCTCCTGAGAAGAGCACCACAGTCCAGAAGGATGATGTCTGCGGTATGCTGGAAGCCTACAGCAAACTGGATGTAGATGTAGCCAAGCTGGGCGGCAATGAAGCGGCTTTCAGGGCTTCAGAGGACAATGCCTTTATCGCCGGCTTGAATAGCACGGCGGCCACCGCCATCTTTTACGCCAATACCGGCACCGACCCCGAGCAGATGCACGGCCTGTCTCCGAGGTATGACAGCCTCACGACTGGCTATTCCGACCAGACCATCTCAGCCAGTGGCTCAGGCTCCGACAACACCTCAGTCTGGATTATCACCTGGGGGCCGAAGACCTGCACCCTGATTTACCCGAAGGGCAGCACGGCTGGCCTGACAAATGAGGATATGGGGACGCAACTCGTTACCGACTCCAACGGCCTACTCTACACCGCCTATGTTACCAAGTTCCAGTGGAAGCTCGGCCTCGCCCTGATGGACTACAGGTATGTCATCCGCATCTGCAACATCGATGTCTCCGACCTGACGGCTGACGCAGCTTCCGGCGCCGACCTGCTGGACAAGATGATTGACGCCTACTACTCCCGGCCAACCGTTGACCTAGGGAATATGGCCAAGACCTTCATTTACTGCAACAAGACGGTAGCCAAGTTCCTGCACAAGCAGGCTCAGAACAAGAGCAACGTCAACCTGAGCATCGACAACCCGGCTGGCAACCCCATCGTCCGCTTCCTGGATGCGCCTATCCATGTCTGCGACAACATCATATCGGCAGAAGCGACGATCAGCTAAACGGAAAAACTATAAACAAGGAGGAACTACAATGTTCGTGGACAAAAATCTTCAGGTGAGTGCCGCACAGTCGTTGACCGTCACCGCGCTTAGCGATTACTCAGTCAATATCGCCAGTGCCACAAGGGACATCGGGGCAGGCAAGACACTCTTTGCCATCATCACCATCGACTCCGATGTTGCTTCTGCTGACGCTGCCAAGACCGTAACCTTCAGCGTAGTAACGGACAGCACGGCCGACCTTGCGACTTCGGCCAGGACGATACTGACCACGGAAGCCTTTGTCGGCTCAGTCCTGACGGCTGGAAGGGCACCCATCGTCATCCCTATCCCGATGAGCATAGCCGACCAGTATATCGGGGTTTACTACACCCTGAGCACTACCTTCACGGCCTTCACCGTCTCGGCCTGCATCGGGTTCGAGTATCAGAGCAATGTCTAAATTCGCTAACGGGGAGGGGGAGCAATCCCCCTCTACCGATTAACTAAAAGGAGGTTAAATAGCGATGCCACTTTGGAGAGGGAAAAACAAATTTACCTATCTTGAACTTACGCCTTCAGGTGTATTGCAAGGGATGGGGCGCAGACCGATGGGCAACTTTTTCTATGTGGACGGTAATGCTGGAAGCGATACCAGTGTGAGTCAAGGCAAATCGCCAGCCACCCCGTTCAAGACCATCGCCCACGCCCTTGACCAGTGCACAGATTACCACGACGACTACATCATAGTCCTTGACCACTATGTCGAAACCTTCCCGATTAGCGTCGATGTCGCCTCAGTCCACATCATAGCGGCTGGCCCTTATAACATTGGCTGGCCGATGGTGTATTTGACTTCAGCCAGTGATTGCTGTTTCCAAATTGCTGCTGACTTCGTAGAGATAGCTGGCTTTGAGTTCGGCTCTGGTGCGTCCAATGCGGCGATAGAATGGACAGCAACCAAAGGATATGGGCGTATCCATCATTGTTCCTTCGGGCGGATGCAGACTGGGCAGGATGGGATAAAAAACAATGCGCCATACGATGCGGTTGAGATGATCATTGACCACTGTATTTTCGGCCCTGGTCTAACCCGTTATGGTATTTTCCTCGACCATAATATGACACGCGGGTTGATAGAGGACAACATTTTTCAAAAGGTCACGAATATAGCCATCAAAGTTGACCAAATGGCAGATGGCATTATACGAAGGAATAGGTTTATGTTGCCCTCAGATACAGCCGGATATGCTATTACCCTAGCGGCCGCCTGTAGCGGTATGTATATTTCCGAGAACCAGGCCAACTTTGGAGGCACCGATTCGATGGGAACCGTTCCTTGGGTAGTAACAGGAGGTGCAGGCGATGGAAATACCTGGGACAACAACAAAACCGCAGGTGTGGTTGACTATCCAGAGTAACTGACCTTCAGAAGGAACGCCATATTAGGAGGGGGTGTGCCTAGAAAGCCGCCCCCTCCCATTCAAGGAGGAAACAATATGAAATATCTATGTCTAAGGGACTGCTTCGTGAACAGCAGGCTATGGCGAGAAGGGCAGACCTATGACCTGCCCGATGCTATGGAGAAATCGCCTAAGAACTTCAAGCCTGTGGGTGCTGAACCCGAGCCTGAAGCTCCGCCAGTCCTGGAAGCACCTGCCACTGACCAGCCTACCCCAGAGCCACCTGTTGAACAACCGCCTATTCCAGATGGTCAATACTGGTGTGGTAAGTGCCAAACTCTGCACCGGGAGACTAGCAAGGTGGGTAAACGCCACCTGAAGCACAAGGTAGAAGGAGGTGCGAGATGACAGTTCCAGCGCGAATAATAATCGATTCTTTATTTGGGCAACCCACGCTCCTAGCCAACGGCCACAGCAAAGCTAACTGGTTCAAATCGGGAACATCACCGTATATGCAGAAAGCTTCAACCGGGTGGTTGGCCAACTTATACGGGGGTGTCCAAACCGGGGACGACTGGGCGGCAATCTATATCCCGGTCAATGAACTGGATGTTACTGATTTCAAAGCGGCTAAGTGGTCGTATTATATGAGTGCGACTGATGCCGTGGGCGTGAATATGGTTATCTGGGTGCATGACCCCAATGACTTCGACAAGAGGGCGGAGATAACCCAGCAAGCTGATATAGCCACGCTCATTAAAGCCGCAGGGTGGAACGCCCATACGCTCGATAAAACCACCGACCAATTTTACTTCTACGGAGAAGGAACTACCGGCACCGGTCTGACAGCAGGCCCACCTAACTATTATGGCTGGGATGACTTTCAGGCCGATACCATTTTCAAGACCTGGACTATCTACCGGATTTCCTTTGAGTTTGGTTGGTATGGGAGCGGAACGCTTGGTGAGGCTTGGGTAGCCGACATTAAACTTAATGGGCAGATGGTTCACATCAAACCGGATAGGAATGGACATTACAAGACGGTCAAAGTTCAAAAAACCCTTGAGGCTAACGGTAGCTATACCGCCAATGATGTCATGTCGGAGTCGGACACAGATGGTGAGGGAACGGATTGGGACTTTGAGTTTGGCGGCACTGGTAAGATAAACAGGGCTGTGGTGGTAAGCGCCACTACCGGGCTAACTGCACAATTAACGCTCTATCTGTATAGTCACCCGCCTACCTGCGAACTGGATGACAATACTGCCAATACCGGGCCCCTTGTTGCCGACTTAGCCTTCTATCTGGGCCATATAAAATTCCCCGCTATGGTTTCGCAGGGAGGGCCGTCATACGCCGTAGCTTCGCAGACGATTGTGGGCTGCAACATACCCTTTGCCTTTGATAAACCAAAGCTCTACGGAGTCCTGGTGGACGGCACAGGGCAGGATTTTGTGGATAGCACCACGCTTGACATCATAATAACAGCAGAGCTTGACGGGTAATAACTCAATAAGGAGGACGACAATGCCACGCATGCGAAGGGAAAAGAAAAGGGCTAAGAGAAAGAAAAAGGGTGGGAGGTGAACTATGCCGAGAGGACCGAGGTGAACTATGCCATACGAAAAAGACCAGATAACGCTTTTCAAGATTGCTCTGGCTATGAAGCGGGG